TGATAGGTGAGGTATGCTCAACCTACTACATACGTGCAGCAGCTCAGGGTGATACTAACATGATGATGTTCTTTGCCTTTATAGGTCCGTTCCTGGGCTTGCCCTTCATCAGCTTCATGATAGATGCCAAGACCTGGGCTCAACGTGTGTACAATGCACTGGCACTGTCTTGTGGATATGTGGGTGGTAGTTTAATAGTAGCGTACTTAATTAACAAATAAATATATGAGTGAGTTCAAAGGAGAGGTGGTATTCGTTACACCTACACAGTCAGTTTCTGACAAATTTAAGAAGAGAGATATCACCCTTAAGTCTGAGGATGAGTACCCACAGTACGTAACCTTCCAGCTAACACAGGATAAGTGCGACCTGGCTAACAACCTCAAGGCAGGTGATGTGGTGGAGCTGAAGTACAACCTACGTGGCCGGAAGTGGCAGGCACAAGATGGTACCATCAAGTACTTCAACACCATTGAAGCATGGACCATGACACTGTCTAATAAAATTCTAACAAAAAATGAAAGTACTGACGATCTACCTTTCTGAGGGTGAAACTTTGAGTCAGTGGGCTGTCAAAGAGGCGAATACACTACTAAATCCAAGGTATAAGATAGTTCACCTGGCAATAGACATGAAGGTGCCATACCACACTGTGAGGAGGTTCATAGCAGGTGAGAACGTGGCACTGGATGTTTTAGATAACTTTATCCAACTATATTTGCATAAGCACGTCTATGCAGGTAAATGGAATGGATAACTAAGGTAGCAAGGTATCACACTGAATGGGTGCAGGTAGTTAATACCTTCGGTGAGTACTTCTATGCCGAAGATGTGGTGCAGGAGGTGTATATCAGGCTGATTAACTACTCCCGGGAAGAGCAGTGTATTGTAGATGGTAATATCAACAAAGCATACATGTACTACGTTCTTAGAAATACATACCTATTGCTCAACAGGAACTACAAGCCTACTTTTGTATCCATTGATAATGCCTTCGGTATAGCTGCTGACAGTGAACAGATCCTATATGCCTACAAGCAGCTTGAAGATAGCATTGATAGTGAGGTGGCCAAGTGGCACTGGTATGATCAGATAGTATGGGGTAGGCATAGAGATATGAACCTATCTATACGCAAAATAGCTGACAAAACTAAGATCAGCTCAAAGAGTATTTTTAACACCTTGAAGTCCTGCAAGCAGCGTATCAGAGATGCAGCCCAGGATGAATGGGAAAACTATATACAACATGAGTAAGAAAAAAGTACAGCTCGGTGATGCTGTGGAGAAGGTTACTGAAGTCACCGGTATTAAGTCCTTGGTCAAGTACATGGCAGGAGAAGATTGTGGATGCAAGGAACGAAAGGAGAAGCTCAATGAATGGGGTGAGTCCATCAAACAGCGTGTTAACAGTATCTTCAAGAGGCAGATAAATGCATTGACACCTGAAGAGTATCAATACTTAGATCACTTCTTCAGTACCTACAGAGGAGTAGTTAACATTAGCCAACAGCAGAAGCTCTTGGATATCAACAATAGAGTGTTCTCACAGAAGCTCCAGTACTCCACATGTGGAAGCTGTGTGCTATCAATGGTCAACCAACTTAGAAGAGTTTACGATGCCTATACCATCCCCACGCAAGACTGAGAATGAGTCTGAGTTCATGCAGAGATGTATGAGTGATGAGGTCATGATCAATGAGTATCCACTGGAGCAACGTGCAGCAATATGCAGGCAAGCATACTCTACCAAGATGGCAGGCACTAAGGTATCCTTTGACTATGATGGTACCCTAAGCAAGGCAAGCGTCAAGAATAAGGCCTTAGCTCTTATTGCTAAGGGTGTGGATGTATATATCATCTCAGCAAGAGATAATGCAGGAGAACTGCTCCAAGTGGCTAAGAGGTTGGGCATACCTGAGAGCAGAGTGTATGCCACCGGAAGCAACGAGGCTAAGGTAGCTAAGGTCAAAGAGCTTGGTATCACTACCCACTATGATAACAATATCAACGTGGTCAGGCAGTTACCCGGTGTAGGTGCAATGATCAGTTAATCATTTTTTTTCAAATATGCAAGAAGTCAAGAGGTTAGGTGGTGCAAGACCAGGTTCAGGAAGGAAGCCCAAGTCAGCAGAGATAGCTCTTGCTCAAGAGATGGATAAGGTGGCACCCTGTGAGCAGGTACTCAATGCACTCTACAAGAAGGTAGCTGAAGGTGATACTGCTGCCATCAAGCTATGGCTTAACTACCGACTGGGTATGCCAGTTCAACGAGTGGAGCAAGATACTAAAGTAGATATCAACAGCTTCAGCATAAGGGATGTGATAGAGTTCAATGATCAAGCTGAGTGAGAAATATAAGGCACTATACTCAAGTGAATGTAGGTACTATGTAATTACAGGTGGGAGGGGTAGCAGTAAGTCCTTCAGTGTGGCCACATGGGTATGCTTGCTATCCTTTGAGCCAGGGCACAAGATATTATTCACAAGGCAGACCATGACATCAGCACACATCTCCATCATCCCGGAGTTCAAGGAGAAGATAGAGCTCATGGGCTTGGAGGAGCACTTTGATATTACCAAGAGTGAGATAGTCAACCGTACTACCGGCAGTGAAATAATCTTCAGGGGTATCAAGACCTCCAGTGGTGACCAGACAGCTAACCTGAAGTCATTGCAGGGTATCACTACCTGGATAGTGGATGAAGCTGAAGAGCTCACTGATGAGAATACCTTTGACAAGATTAACCTATCCATCCGTTCCCCCAAGCAGCATAACAGGGTGGTATTGATACTTAACCCGGCTACCAAGGAGCACTGGATATACAGCAAGTTCTATGAGGATAAGGGAGTGCAACCTGGTAGCAATATAGAGCAGGGAGATACGTGCTACATCCATACTACCTACATGGATAACATGGTCAACCTACCACAGAGCTTCTTGGATGAGGTGGCAGTAATGAAGGAGCGTAGACCTGAGAAGTACAAGCACAGCATCTTGGGTGGATGGCTTGATAAAGCTGAGGGTGTTATCTTCAGCAACTGGAGCATAGGTAAGTTCATGGATGTAGGGGTACCTGTGTACGGTCAAGATTATGGCTTCAGTCAGGATCCAACTACCTTGGTAGAGACATCCATTGACACAAGCACCAAGACCATCTACGTGAGGCTTCACCTGTATGAGAAGGGACTCACTACCTCCATGATAGCTGACATCAACAAGAGCAAGGCAGGCAGTGCATTGATAGTGGCAGATAGTGCAGAGCCAAGGTTGATCACTGAGCTCAATGCAATGGGGTGCAACGTGGTACCTGCCATCAAAGGACCGGACAGTGTGAGCTATGGTATCGCACTCCTGCAAGACTATGACATGGTGGTGGATGAAGGTAGCACTGACTTGATTAAGGAGCTGAATAACTACTGCTGGCTATCTCAGAAGAGCAAGACACCGATAGACAAGTACAACCATGCCATTGATGCCTTGAGGTATGCTGTGAGCTATCAGCTTGAAAATCCTCACAAGGGGAAGTACTACATTTTATGATTAAATGAGTTATATATGAGTGTAGACATGTATGAGATGATAAAGGTGGTGCAAGCCTATATCTATGAGAAGAAAGGTAAGAAGGTAAATATAGAGTTCAATGATGTTCATAGGTTTCCTATTCACCTTGAGATGTTAATACATTGTTACAATTTTATTAGAGAGAATGGAAGTAAACATAACCATACCAAGTAGCATGGCTGAGATACCTCTGCTTAACTATCAGAGGTTCTTGAAGATGCAGAGTGAAAGCAATGACCAGGAGTTTATCGCTCACAAGATGATAGAGATATTCTGTGGGATAGACCTCAAGGATATAGCCAAGATTAAACTCACTGACCTCAACGATTTGATAGAGCACTTCAATAAGATATTCAATGTGCCTGCCAAGTTCTACCATAGGTTCAAGCTCAAAGACATGGAGTTCGGTTTCATCACTAACCTGGAGGATATCACATGGGGTGAGTACATTGACCTGGAGCACCATCTCAATTCATGGGATGACTACCACAAAGCCATGGCTGTGATGTATAGGCCGATTGTCAAGACTCACAAGGACAAGTATGAGATAGCACCATACACAGCACAGGAGGAGTTCCATGACCTCATGAAGTACATGCCGATGGAGATTGCTATTTCAAGCAGGGTTTTTTTTTACGATTTAGGGAACGCATTATTAAACAGTACCCTGTACTATTTGGAGAGGGAGATAAAGAAGATAAGCACGAGCAGGACTTCTCGGAGAGGGGGCAGTTCAACAAACAATGGGGATGGTATACAAGCATCTATGCAGTGGCTAAAGGAGATATCACCCGATTTGATGAAGTTACCACCTATGGACTACATAAATGTCTCACCTATCTCACCTTTGAAAAACAAAAGCAAGAAATTGAAGCAAGAGAACTAAAACAAATACAAAAGAATAGATGACAGGATACTACACACTAATCAAGACACTCAAGACTCACTTTGAGAATGATTACCTTGTTAATACAGTTACGGATGGGGATATCTTTGAGATAGATATAGCTAAGCAGACTATCTTTCCACTGGTGCATACCATGGTTACTCAGGCTCAGTTTGAAAGCAACATTCAAAGGTTTACGCTTACTATCTTCTGCATGGATATCATGGATGCTGTAAAGGAGGAGGACAATACTGCATGGGAGACCAGGGATAACACCAATGATGCACTGAACTATACCTTGCAGATACTTAACCGAGCCTATCAGATGCTATTGCATGGGGCCTTGCATGACCTTAACTACCATGTAGATAACACCCCAACCTGCGAACCATTCAGTGAACGCTTTGAGAATAACCTGGTAGGATGGGCTATGACCTTGGATATCATCTGCCCTAATGATATGACCATCTGCTAATGGACCAACAAGAGACATACAAGGAGCTCAAGAAGTTCAGAGACCACGTAGTAAAGCAGGCAAGAGCTAACCTAACCAGGAAAGGCAAACGAGTTTCAGGCAAGCTATACAACTCCATTGATGCTGAGGTCAAGGCAATGCCTAACAGCATAGGTATCTACTTCAAGATGGAGGAGTATGGTGCATACGTAGATAAGGGTGTCAATGGAGTATGGAGGGGCTTTGGCTCACCGTATAGCTTCAAGGCCAAGATGCCCCCCATGAGTAAACTTGATAAGTGGATAGTGCTCAAGGGTATAGCACCCAGGAATGAAGGTGGTCAATTTATGTCACGTAAGACTTTGAAATTCTTAATAGCAAGGAGTATATATAGAAGAGGTATTAAGCCAAGCCTATTCTTTACTAAAGCCCTTGAGGGGGCATACAAAAAGCTACCGGATGAGTTAATAAAGAAGTATGGCCTTGATGCTGAGAAGCTGGTCACAAGAGCCTTAGATGAAGTAATACAGAAAGCCAATGCCAATAAACGCACGTAGTCCCTACATTGTTCAAGTGAATGATGTAACACAAACAGGTAGCAAGATAGAGATAGATATATGGTACTACAACGGTACTCAACCTACCTCACCTACCTACACCTTGAGCAAGCTGATACCTGCCAGCAATAACACTGACACAGCATACAACATCAGCCCATACATTCGAGAGTATATCCTGCACAAGTACAATGGTAACAACTACAGTACTAACAACTATATCACTGACCAGTATGAGTATGTCAATGTGCAGTACAGGACCTACAACCTAATATCGAACAGCTACGTGCTTGATAGCACAGTGACTACTACTGCCTTTGATGGGTATGGTTACTATGAGGATGGAGTCAACCTGGATAGGGGTGACATCATGCTTGATGAAGGCACCTACTACTACTGGAGTGACAGCACTAACAGCCCTTCATCTAACCCTGCACACCGGGCAGGTATAGTGACTGCCAAGGTCAAGCGTAACTACTACTACACCCACATACCTCTTGATGGTGGTACAGCAGTTACCTATACCTTCACTGCAGATGGAGTGTATGACATCAAGCGTGTTCACCAGGGCAACTATGGTGTGGGTAATATATTACAGATATTCAACAATAGCAATGTGTTAGTGTGGCAGGGTACCTTTGCACCCAAGACTGAGTGCAGATATGAACCTGTTACCATTGACTTCGTGAACAAGTATGGTGGATGGCAAAGGGAGTTCTTCTACAAGGCGAGCTTTGAGACCTTGGAAGTAAACAATACAGCCTACAACCTTATGCCATCCCAAGTGATACCTACCCTGGTGGGTGAAGGTCAGAGAAGAGTGTTTAACAATAATGGGATCCGCAGGTACACTATCAATACAGGATGGGTGGATGAAGGATATAGTGAGAATATGCAGCAGCTCTTGCTTAGTGAGCGTGTAGTATGGCAGAATGGTAGCTTGACTATACCGGTAAAGATTAACACCAAGAGTATCAATAAGGACAAGAATATCAATAACAAGACCATCAACTACAGCATTGAGATGGAACTTGCCTTTGATGTTATTCACAGTGTAATATGAAAAGACAGGTAAAGGTATTCATAGAAGGCAAGGAGCTTGACCTCTTTGATGATGAGCAGATACAGGTGTCCTCCAGTGTTCAAAATGTATATGACATCAGCAAGAGCAATACGGATATATCTCAGAGTTTTACTGTACCTGGCACTGCCTATAATAACTATATATTTGAGCACTTCTACGAGACTGATGTGGATGGCACAATAGACCATGGACTTAGAAGAGATGGCTACATTGAAATAGACCTGACTACCTTCAAGCGTGGGAGGATACAACTTGACAAGGCCAACGTAGAGAAGGGCAAGATAAAGAGCTACAGCATTACGTTCTATGGCAAGCTGGTAAGCCTTAAGGACTTATTTGGTGAGGACAAGCTCATGGACCTTGATCACACAGCATACAACCATAGTTTTGACTTTGGCAATGTGTACAACCGTATTACAGGGGTGACTACTGATACCAACGTGCAGTATCCATTGATAACAAGCAATAGGCTATGGGAGTACAAGAATACAAGTGGCATGTATGGTCAACCTAACTGGTTCTCTTCAGTGGTAACAAGCAATGAGATAACAGTAACAGGTGGAGCTATTAACGTGATTACTGAGCTCTTCCCTGCAGTGAAGCTTGATGCTATCATGACTATGATACAGGCTAAGTATGGTGTCACATTCAACAGCAACTTCTTTCAGACAGAAGAGTGGACTGAAGCCTATCTATGGTACAAGAATAGAGATGTAGTCAAGGCAGGCACTACTGCCAAGTACATTGACATGGATGCCTTGCTATCCAATGTAGCAGTAGACCTTGACTGCTCATTGTTTGTGGACCTTGGACTTAACAGCATCAACTTTGTATATGATGGTTCATTGCCTACACACTACCATCAAGCAGCGGTGAAGATTACCTCGGTGAGCAGTACTACTGTGCCTTACTATGTGGATGTATATGTTAATGGTACATTCAATACTACAATAGAAGGTATAAGCAATGCACTCAATGGCTTCACTGGTTACTCCGATGTATATGTAGCCCCCAATGTAGCAGGGCTCAATGATACTATACTCATGAAGGTAAGGGCTGATAGTGCTCTAATTATCGACATGGAAGTCAGATATAGGTATGGCTCTAACAGCTATGCAATATACTCATGCGTTGCTCAAAACTTGGTAGGCTACATTGACCTCTCTTTATGTGCTCCTGACATTAAGGTAGCTGACTTCATGAGCGGTATACTGCAAGAGTTTAATATGATCATTGAAAACACAGGCGAGAATGAGTACACCATTGAACCACTACTCAACTGGTATAGCCAGGGCAATGTATATGATATCACTACCGGTACTAACTTTGATGAGGTGGAGGTAGCTAAGGTGCCACTATATCGGAAAATCAGCTTCAAGTATCAGCAAAGTGAAAGCGCTCTCAATAAGTACTACTATCAAAAGTGGCAGAAGGAGTATGGAGATACCTCCTATGTATATCCTTATGATGGTCCTGAGTACAACATTCAGCTACCCTTTGAAAATATGATGTTCAACCATTACTATCACTTAGGAGCACCAAGTGGCTTACAAGTAGGCTTTTGTGTTAACAATGCGCTTGCACCATACGTACCCAAGCCAGTGATATTGTATAGGTATGGAGTAGTAACAGGCTTGCCTCATGCTGTGAAGTATAAGGATGGTTTTGGTAACACAGGAAGCCAAACGAAGTACACTATGTTCGGTCAAGATTACACTGATAGCACTACCAATGTTAAGTACTCATTGAACTTCGCACCTGAGACTTCCACCTATCACCTGGTAGCTATTCAGCAAGGTATGTTTGCCACCTACTACTTTCAATATCTATACAACCTATACAGCCTCAAGAACAGGATAACAACCATCAAGGCAGTGCTACCCTTGAGCATACTAACCAAGCTGAGGCTCAATGACAGGGTAGTCATAAGAGATAAGAGATACATAATCAATGACATACAGAGCAACCTGAATAGTGGTGAAAGTACCTTGAGGCTACTCAATGACTTCATGCCGGTAACACCTGAAGCTATTATACCACCTAATAACGGAGAATTAGAATGATCATACAAAATTTAGTTAAGATGCTTAGCCTTGATGACCATGTAGGTCAAAGTGAGCTCATTGAGTTAGTTAAGGGCAAGTACAAAATTGAGACCACCATGAAGAGGGTGTACAAACAGAAGCTACGTGAGTTATATATGAAGAAACAACATGGCAGAAACAAGGGTAGTTAATTTAGAGGTCAAGGATAACACTAAGAGCCTCAAGGCACAGCTCAAGGAAGCACAGGCTGAGGTACAGACCTTGGCTGATAAGTATGGTGCTACATCCAAGCAAGCAGTAGAAGCTGCCAAGCGAGCTGCTGACCTTAAGGATAGGATAGGTGATGCCAAGGCATTAACGGATGCCTTTAACCCAGATGCTAAGTTCAAAGCACTCAGTTCATCACTCAGTGGGGTAGCAGGAGGCTTCTCTGCTGTTACTGGTGCCATGGGATTGCTTGGTGCTGAGTCGGAAGATGTGCAAAGGTTAATGCTCAAGGTGCAGAGTGCTATGGCTCTATCTCAAGGACTTCAAGCTCTTGGTGAGTCAAGGGATGCCTTCAAGCAATTAGGAGCAGTAGCCAAGAATGCTCTACAAGGTATTAAGAGTGGAATAGCTGCTACTGGTATAGGACTCTTCTTGGTAGCTCTTGGTACAATAGTAGCCTACTGGGATGATATTAAAGATGCAGTCAGTGGCATAAGTGATGAGCAGGAAAATCTTAATAAGCAAACAGATAGCAATGTAAAAGCACAGAAGGCTAAGTATGATGCCATGAATGGCCAGGATAACATACTCAAGCTGCAAGGCAAAACTGAAAAGCAAATTGCAGAGCTCAAGCTCAAGCAGGTAGATGCTGTTATCAAGGCAACTGAGGCACAGCTCGTACAGCAAGAGAATAGTAAAAAGGCTGAGGTAGCTGCTATTGAACGTAACATGAACATCTTAAAGATGGTAGCCAGGGTAGGACTTGAGATGGGTACTGCTTCACTTAGGCTGATTGCTCTGCCTCTTGATGCCATCATTGAGACTGCCAACAAAGTAAGTAAAGTACTAGGCTTCGGTGAGATAGTAGGTACCAATATCAATGAGACCATCAGCAACTTGAATAAGCAGGGGAATGAGACTCTTGCTAAGTACTTATTTAACCCAGAGGCTACAGCATCGAAGGCCGATGAAACTATTAACGAGACAAAGGCCGCACTTGCTAAGCTTAAAAATGAACAAGCAGGCATACAGCTACAACTTAATGACATTGATAAAAAAGGAGCTGATGAGCGCAAGAAGATAGCAGATGAAGCAGCAGCGGCACTTCTTAAAAAACAAGAAGATGAAGCAGCAGCTCTACGAAAGCTACAAGAGGAACAGAATAAGTTAATCAAGGATGATCAAGAACGTGAGCTTAAGCAAAATGCTCAGAAGTATCAGAATTTAATTGATGACCTTAAGAAAGGTAAGAAAGAGCTCAATGATACAGATAGAGCATTGATAGCTACCTATGAAGCTCAGAAGCTACAAGATGAAGCAGAGATAAACAAGAAGTATGATAAGATAAAGGCTGACCATGATGCTAAAGTCTTGGCAGACATGCAGGCGGCAGATAAGGCACAGCTTGATGCCTTCTATCTAGGTGAGCAAATCAAGATAGATGCTATGCAGGAGGGCTATGCTAAGCAGGAGGCTATACGTATGTTAGCCTTCAACAAAGAGGCGGCAGACCTTCAGGCTAAACTGGATGCAGGACTTATATCACAAGAGCAATACAACCAGGCTAATGTTAGCCTATCAACCAAGCTCAATGATGATTTAGAAGCTCTACGAATAGCTGACCTTAATGCAGAAAAGGCTAAGCTAGAGCAGAAGCAAGCACTACAACAGCAGGGCATGGATGTGGCTCTAAAAGGAGTACAGCTACTCAAAGATGTATTCGGTAAGAGCAAGGCAGTACAGAAGGGTGCAGTAATTGTAGAGAGTGCAGTGGCAATAGCGAAGATGATACAAGCCAATAACCTTGCCAATATAGGTGCCTTAGCTACACCTCAAGCCATTGCGAGTAGTGGTGCAGCAGCAGCTCCAGTCATTGCCATGAATAACATACAGACAGGTATAGGTATAGCCGCTAACATAGCGGCCACTGCCAAGGCACTCAAGGCAATAGGTTCAGGTGGTAGTGTAGATGCACCAAACACAGGAGGAGTAACAGGAGGCGGTGGTGCTGGTGGTGGTGGTGCCATGGCTCCTAACTTCAACGTGGTAGGCAACAATAACATCAACCAGTTAGCTCAACTTCAACAGCAACCTATCAAGGCATACGTGGTAGGAGCTGAGGTAACTACCCAACAGTCACTTGACCGGAATAGATTAAAAACAGGACAGCTATGAAAATAATAGAGTTAGTAATTGATGAAAGTGAGCAAGACCTTGGAGTCTATGCTGTATCAGTGGTAGATGATCCGGCCATTGAGGAGAACTTTGTAAAGCTCAGCAAGGTTAAGATGGAGCTTGCTACCATTGACAGTGAGAAGCGGATCCTCATGGGGCCTGCATTGATACCTGACAAGCAGATATACAGAAAGAATGACAAGCATGGTGAGTTCTATATCTATTTCAGCAAGGATACCATCCGTAAAGCCAGTGAGATATTCTTCCAAAAAGGGTATCAGAACAGTGCAACCTATGAGCATGACTATGCCCTGAGTGGTATGACAGTGGTAGAGTCTTGGATAATTGATGACAGTAAAACGGATAAAAGCCGATTATACAACTTTGATTTGCCAGCAGGGACCTGGATGATTAGCATGAAGGTCAACAATGATGATGTATGGCAGAAGGTACAAGCAGGTGAGGTCAAAGGCTTCAGCATTGAGGGGCACTTCGCTGACAAGCTGGAGATGGCATCCATGAGGACCATGGAGGAAGAGAAAGAGTACCTCATTGAGCAGATTAAGAATGTGCTCCGAGGCAAAGAGCTTGCAGATGAAAGCTACAATGACTATCCTGCTGTGGTCCGTAGAAATGCTGCCAGGGGCATAGCACTCAATGAGCAGTATGGTAACAAGTGTGCTACACAAGTGGGTAAGATTAGAGCACAACAGCTTGCCAATGGTGAGAAGGTGAGCATGGAAACTATTAAGAGAATGTACTCCTACCTGTCAAGAGCTGAAGTATACTACAACCAGGGTAGTAGTAGTGACTGTGGGTATATATCCTATCTGCTTTGGGGTGGTAAAGCAGGATTAACATGGGCTAAATCAAAAATAAATGAAGCAGAAGGAGGAAACTAAGAGCTCACCCAAGGGTGGCAAGCGTGGATGTCTATGCAAGGATGGCAAGTACAGGTCAAAGTGCTGTGATGGTAGCCTCCATGCTCAAGGTATCGGCAATATAGGGGGCAAGGTAGCACCTTGATATTCAATGAATTACAAGAATAAAGGTATACACTTGTAAAGTATATGAGTTATTAAAGAAAAAACATGAAAGAAAACACTATTTTGAACAGAATAGCGGCTCTACTTGGCATGAACAAGGTGGAGTTAGCTACTATGAAGCTCATTGATGGGGTGACCGTCATTGAGGCTGATGCCTTTGAGGCAGGCAATGACATCACTATCGTTACAGCAGATGGTACCAGTGTGCCATTGCCAGTAGGTGAGTATGAGTTAGAAGATGGAAACATCCTGGTAGTAACTCAAGAAGGTATCATCGCTGAGATTAAGGCACCAACTGCTGAGGAGGAAGCTCCCAATGCACCAGATGAAGCTCAAGAGCCTGCTACTGAGCCCATGATGGCTGAAGCTCCTGCAGTAACTGAGCCCAAGAAAATCATTAAGAGTCAAATAGAGGAGATGTTGTTCTCTCGAATTGAAGAACTTAAAGCTGAGAATGATGCTTTGAAGGCCAAACTATCTGAGCAGCCTGTAATAGAAGAGGCTCCTGTGGTTGATGAGCCTGCTGCTAAGCCTATTTCTCACAACCCTGAAAAGCCTGCAGTTACTCCTACCTTCCAGTGGGGGCAGTCAGCAGGTATGTCAACCTTTGATCGTGTAATTTCTAAACTTAATAAATAAAATAAAAAATGGCTACTTCAATTACTACTTCTTATGTTGGAGAGTTTGCAGGCAAGTACGTTGCTGCTGCTCTTCTTTCTGCTCCTACCATTGAAAAAGGTGGAGTAACTGTACTACCTAACGTGCGTTACAAGCAAGTCCTTCAGAAGGTTGCTGATACTCAGTTAGTACGAAATGCTACATGTAACTTTACAGACGCTTCAACTATCACTCTTACTGAGCGAGTGTTGACTGTTAAGGACCTACAAGTGAACCTTGAGCTTTGTAAAGCTGACTACTTCCAAACATGGCAAGCTGCTGAGTTAGGCTTCTCTAACTTCAAAGAACTTCCTAAGTCTTTTGCTGACTACATGATTGCTCGTGTAGCTGAGCGTGTAGCTAACAACATGGAGATTGCTTTTTGGCAAGGTTCAACTCTTACTAACGGTAGCTTTGATGGTATCTCTACTACTGTAGCTTTAGATGCTGCTTTACCTCCTGCTCAAGAAGTAGCTGGTACTACTGTTACTGCCATAAACGTAGTAACTGAGATGGGTAAAATTGTTGATGCTATTCCATCGGCATTGTATGGTAACCCTAACCTACGCATCTATGTACCAACTAACATGGCTAAGGCTTATGTACGTGCTTTGGGTGGTTTCTCTACTGTATCCGGTGCTTCTGCTGCTGTTTCTCCTGCACCAGGTGTAAATGGTATGTCAACTACTTGGTACAACCAAGGAGCTCTTAGCTTTGATGGTATCGAGATCTTCTGGGCACCAGGACTTGCTAACAACACTGCTATTGCTACTACTACTGACAACTTGTTCTTTGGTACTTCAGTATTGTCTGACCTTAACGAAGTTAAAGTAATTGACATGGCTGACATTGATGGTTCTCAGAATGTACGCATGATCATGCGATTTGTAGGAGGTGCTCAGTACGGAGCTGTTGAGAATGTTGTTACCTACGGTATCACTAACAACGCTAACTAATAGTTACTAATCAAGGGGGTGTAACAACCCCCTTTTAATACATCAAGAAAATGGCATGTTTAATCAGCAATGGTAGAACTGAACAATGCAAGGATAGCATCTCCGGTATCCAAGCTATCTACCTAATTAACTACGGAGACTTCAACCCGGATCCAGCTCCACTTGGAGATGTTGGGTACAACGAAACACAGGTAGCTATCACCACAGGTGGTACTGGATACACTTCAGGTACTAACGTAGCTGTGACAGGTGGTACAGGTACAGGTCTACACGTAAATATCACTGCCACTTCAGGTGCTATCACTGCTGTGACAGTATACTCTCAAGGTACAGGATATGTGGCAGGTGATGTACTTACCGTAGCAGGTGGTACAGGTGGTACTATTACTATCACTAACTACTCTACTGTTGGGTATGAGGACTTGATTACTTCTATCGGAGGTAGTATAGCAAGCATCTACAAGTATGAGCTTAAAGGTAACAATGGCTTCACCACTGCTGTTAACACTTCACGTGCTAATGGTACTACTTTCTTCACTCAGACTATCACTTGTGAATTGAAGAGACAAGATCCAGTATTCCACAAGCAGTTCAAATTGTTAGCTTATGGCCGCCCTCACGTGATTGTACGCTCTATGGGTAACCAGTTTTTCTTAGCTGGTCTACGTTTAGGCTGTGATGCTACTGCTGGAAGCGTTGAAAGCGGAGTGAACTATGGTGACTTCAACGGTTACAAAATTACTTTTGAAGGCATGGAGGAGAAGCCTGCCAATTTCCTTGACTGCTCTACTGAGAACGGTCTATTGACTTTGTTAGGTAACCCTACCTTAGTAACTTCGTAGTAAATTACTACACAATGAAAGAGGGGGCCGACACTTGGGCTCCCTTTTTTTTTGGAAACACTTTTACACTTTCTGAGTTATATATATATGCAGGTAGTAACCACCAACAAAATAACATCTCAGAGCGTATATTTTATTCCAAGATCAAGCTCAATACAGCTAATGTATCTCACTGATGAAAGTACTAATATCGCCACTCAGGTAAACATTTTACAATATACTCCTGGAGCCTACACACATGAGATACAAGCTATATTCAACTGCAAAGAAGGCCACTACTACCGTTGGATATTAAAAAACTCAGCAGGTGAAGAAGTGCACCGAGATAGGATATTCTGCACCAACCAAACACCTGCCAACTATACACCTAACAGCTCCACGTACACTGCAGTACAGGGGGCTAATACTTTTTTAATGTACTAATATGAGTAACATTCACATACTGAACCTTGCAGCTTATGAAGCTCCAGTGATTAAAGAGTCCAAAAGAGATAACTGGGTGGAGTACGGTGAGGATAACATGCACTACCAGTGGCTCCTTGATAGATACATCAATAGTACTACCAACAATGCAGTGATAAACAACATAGCAAGATTGATCTATGGCAAGGGTATCAAGGCCATTGATGCAGCTAAGAAGCCTAACGAGTATGCTCAGATGATTGCCTTATTTGATAAGGAGTGTGTACGGAAGATGGCTCTTGACTTTAAGATGTTAGGGCAGTTTGCCATCCAAGTAATATACACCAAGGACCACAAGAAGATAGCTAAGGTATACCACATACCTGTACATCTGCTAAGAGCTGAGAAGTGCAATGAGGATGGAGACATAGAGGGGTACTATTACAGCGACAACTGGGCTGAGGTCAAGAAGTACCCACCCACAAGATACAGTGCCTTTGGAACTTCCAAGGATGACATAGAGATACTTTTCGTTAAACCTTATTCAGTAGGTATGAAATACTATGCCTACCCTGACTACCAAGGGGCATTACCCTATGCCATGCTTGAAGAGGAAACAAGTGAGTACATGATCAACCTTGTGCAGAGCTCATTCAGCCCCTCCACTATCATCAACTTCAACAATGGTGTACCTGGTGAGGAGCAACAGCAGCAGATAAAGAGTGAGGTCATGAATAAACTCACTGGACCAGGTGGAGATAAGATAGTAGTATCATTCAACCAGGATAAAGAGAAGGCGGCCACTATTGAAAACATGCCAGTACAACAGGCACCTGAGCTGTACAAGTATTTAAGTGAGGAGTGTATGAGGAAGATATTGATAGGTCACAATGTGACCAGCCCCTTGCTATTTGGTATAGCTACCACTACAGGCTTCAGCTCCAATGCTGATGAGCTCAAGAACAGTGCTATACTCTTCAACAATATGGTGATTGTACCACTACAAGAGGTCATTCTTGATGCCTTTGATAAGATACTTGCCTACAATGGCATAGCACTCAAGCTGTACTTTGAGACTCTTAACCCTCTTGACCAGAGTGGTGATCTTACCGTAACTGATGAAGCTACTAAGGTAAGTGATGCGATTAACATCATGAGTCCACTTGTGGCTAATAAAGTACTTGAGTCCATGACAGCAGATGAGATACGTGCACTTGTAGGACTCAAGCCCAAGCCTGTGCAACTCAAGAAAGAGGATATATCGGATGAAGAGCTTGATAGGATGTATACTAACCTTGAAGGTGAGCAAGTGGATGAAGAGGTATGGGAGATGGTAGATGCACGTGAGTACTCTGATGAGAATGACAGTGCAGATGAGTGGGCTAATAGAGTCTTGGCACCTAAGCCATCCATGTTTCAGCGTCTTGCTTCGGTCATCAAGAGCAACCCTAATGGCTTCAGCTACCTTGACAAGTCCATCTATAAGGTCCGGTATAGATACTCAGAGAGATACAAGAAAGACAATAGCAGAGACTTCTGCAAGCAAATGATGGCACGTACCAACAGTGGTGTAGTGTATAGACTTGAGGATATTGACTATGCAAGCATTGCAGGAGTGAATGAAGAGCTCGGACACAAGGGGCAACCTTATGACCTATTCAAGTTCAAAGGTGGAGTGAATTGTGGTCACTTTTGGACTGAGCAACTATACCAACGCAAGAAGAACCCTGATGGCTCTCTGAAGCCTGATAAAGCCCTCTCAAGCAATGATAAGGTAGCAAGTATACCTAAGAGCTACCAACCCAACCCAAGAGGCTCAGGTGAAGCCAATACACCTCCTATTGATATGCCTAATAACGGACACCACCCTGACTACGGAAAATAATGGAAGCACTACTCATAACAAGACAAGACCTGGTTAAGTACACTGCCACCAATGGTAATGTAGATACCGACAACTTCATCCAATGGATCAAGGTGGCTCAAGACATCCACATTCAGAACTATCTTGGTACCAACCTATTCAACAAGCTGAAGGCTGATGTGCTCAATACTATCAGTGGTACAGGTGTACCTACTACTACCAGCTTGACTGCAGGCGGTACTGGATATAGCAACCTTACAGGTATAGCATGTACAGGAGGGACAGGCACTGGCTTCGGAGTGGATATAACTACTGCCAGTAACGTGGTAGTATCCTATGTGGTGAGCACTGCAGGTACAGGATATACCGTAGGAGATGTACTGACCATCGCAGCAGGTGGTGTTAATGCTACCATCACTGTGAATGCCATAGATGAGATACAGCAGCCATACCTCAACCTACTCAATACCTATGTTAAGCCTGCATTGATACACTGGGCCATGGTGGAGTATCTACCCTTCAGTGCCTATACCATTGCTAACAAGGGAGTATACAAGCATAGTAGCGAGAATAGTACCAATGCTGAGGTATCCGAGATTAACATGCTGATAAGCAAGCAGCGTGATATTGCACAAAACTACACTGAAAGAATGATCAATCACTTGATATATCATGCAGGACTGTATCCTGAGTACGTGAATAATCAAAATGATAACATCTTCCCTGATACAAACAATTACAATATAGGATGGGTACTGTAAGAAAGCCGAATAAAGAGAATATAAAGAAACTACTAACCTACTTAAAGAAAGAGAAATGCCAAACGAAATAGGATGGGGTAACCCTGTGGACTTTGAAAGTGGCTACGGAGCTGCTGCTGCTACATCCACCGAAGGCTATGGTACGGTAGTGGTCAATAGTTACTCAGGTGAAACCAATGCGAGTGGAGTAGATACTGATAACAATGCCATAAGCAGGTATCTTGTAGGTGATCCATTCCTGTACATGGATGGAACTGATTTATATGTATATTTTGAACTAAATCCTGAATATACCTATACTCAAATAGTAGCTAAAGGATACTTAAATCGGGACCTTGTGGGTGTTGACACTTACTATGAAGGTGGTATACACTACATCTTGACTGATCCTGACTTGGGAGACTGG